TCGCAGTGTTGGCTCCGGACACTGCCGTGCCGCTGCCTGCGGTGACGATGGTTCCACCCGAGCCCGCTTTGATCTGGGCGTTGGTAGGCTGCGAAGCCGAAGACGTAACAGCCCAGAACAGCGTGCCCCCTGCGGTGTTCGAGGTGGACCCGATGGTGGCCGTGGTGTCCGTGACGGTGGACGAAGTGGGCGACGACAGGGTGGCAGGGGGCAGCGCATCGGGCACGAAGGCTGCGAGGGTCTGGTGGGAATTCCCACTGGTGCCCGCATTCGTGAACGTAGCCGCAACAGCGGACGTGGAGGTGATGTCTTTCGACGCCACCCGCCAGTTGCCCGTGTAGAACCCCATGGCGAACGCCGGGGCACCCCGAGAGGTCATCCCGGTGCCTGCCGTGGGAGCTGTGCCGCTGCCGGAGACGTTCACCGCTGCACCGAACAACAAGCCCGGCTGTGAGGCAGGGGTGAGGTTCCCGCTGGTGACGTTGTCAGCTGCCGTGGTGGCCGTGGCCTGCAACAGCGCGTACCAGTCAGTGCCACTCGGAGCCGCAATGCTCAGGCCGGAGAACTCCCGCACGTCCACACCGAAGCCAGCCGAAGTAGCCATGCTGACCACGATGGCCGTGATACCAGCCGGCAGGTTCGGGCACCACACCAAGCGGGTGCCGGTGTAGTTCGCGTCGTCCTGAAGGCCCGCCCCCGCTTCGTAGTAGGGGATGTCCGTTCCTGACTGGTTTTTCACGGACGTGATGGTCCGCGCCGAGCTTTGGTCGTAGCCGATGGTCAGCCACACACCGTTCCCAGCAACCGGGGAATAGGTTACCGAGACAGCACCTCCGGAGCCCGCGATGGAGTTGGAGTTGCCTCCAACGTATGCGTGAGTCATGACTTAGCTCCTTTCATAAGCGCCGATGTCGTGGGAGGCGCCTTGAGGAGCCGTCTTCAGCCCGAGGCCATAGGCCCGAGTGACTGCTGGTGTGGCAGCTGCGTTGATGCAAGCGCTGCCGTTTGCCAGGGTGAAGTCGCCAGCAGCTGGGTTGGTGAGGCCCGGATCCCCCACGGTGCCCGTGGCGTCTTCCGAAGGCTTGGCGGCCAGTACACCGGTGGCATCAAACCAGCGATTGCCCGCAGGCGTGATCTCGGTACTGTTGCGCGCGAAGAACCCGTAACCCGCCGTCATGCCCGCTTTCTGCATGGCGATGTTGCTTTCGACCTTGATCGTGCCGGAGCCGGTGGACGAGTGGTTGAAGGCGTAGCGGTTCGTCGTCGTGCGCCCCCAGCCGTAGACCACGTTGTGCATGGCCACGATGGCTGGTGTGCCCACTGCGGAACTGGTCTGGAAGCGAATGCCGTCCTCGCCGGAGTCTTCAATGATGTTGTTGAAGATGGTCCCGCTCTTTGTAGCGTTGCTCACGTTGATGCCGTGCTTGTGGACCAGCTTGATCCAGTTGTACACGACCACGTTGTTCGCCATGCCCGCACCGTTCACCCCGTCATAGAACTGGATGCCGTTGCCCGCGGTGATGTTGTAGATGTAGTTGAACGCGATCCAGTTGTCGTGCGCCACCTCGCCAGTACCACCCGAGCCGAAGCCGTCGAAGTACATGCCGTGGTTCGTGTCGGCCTCGTCCGCCACATCGAGGGTGCCCTTGATGTCGTGGATGTAGTTGCCGAAGATGACGCTGTTGTTCGGACTGCCTTCGATGCCAGCGGAGCGCGCTTGGTTCGCAGTGCCGGTGACGGTCGATTGCCAGCTCAGGTCGTTGTTGACGATGCGCCAGTTCTGCCCACGGTTCTGCGTGTTGATCGGCCCCTTGTCACCGCCGCTCGCAGCATTGCCTTCAAGGCGCAGGTTGCAGATGACGATGTGCTGACAGTAGCCCGTGAAGCCCCCGTAGGCCGTGCTGGACTCGTAGGCTCGAGTGCTGTCATTGCCATTGAAGCAACCACCAGCACCAGATGGCGCGAGCACGTAGGCGGCAGTGAAGCTGTTGCTGCCCGCAGCGCCTGGGTAGCTGTTGAACACCACAGGGCCGCGATTGGCTGCACCAGAAGGCGCAAGGCCGGTGACGCGGAATAAGTCCACGACACGACTGTTCACGCCCGTGGTCGAGTAGGTGCCGGTCGGCATCAGGATGAAGTGCGTCCCCGGAACCGTGCCGTTCGTGCCGTTCGCCGTGGTGATGATCTTGACGGCACCGACCTGACCCGTGCTGTCTTGCAAGTCCTTTTTGGGAGATGCAAAGCTGCCCGAGTTGGCATTGTTGCCGTTCACCGGGTCGATGTAGACCATCGGGCCGGGCTGGGGCGTGAAGCTCAGGTTGGCCCCGTTGAGGGCCACGTAGAAGCTGCTGGAGGTGGCGTTCGAGGGGCCTGTGCCGGCCACCGTCACGCTGATGGGGAGAGGCGTGCCATTCGTCGGTGTGCCGAGGGCGCCGACCTGACAGAACAACACCTTCGCACCGAGGGCGGCGAGCTTCGGGTTCTGAGGAGTGGCGAGTGCCCGGTAGTTGGCCACGTTGACGCCACCGATGGTGACGTGATTGGTGACCCCGTAGGAACTGAAGACGCCTGGGTTGAGCAGCGTGATACCGAGGTAGCACCCGTTGCTGCCTTCTTCACCCCCACCGGTGACATTGCCGGCTGTTGGGCCTGCAACGATGTCAGTGAGGAGAATAAAGGGAGCAAGACCTGGTTTGTCGCCTGCGGGGAAGGCGCTCCACAGCAGGCCGTCCCCCGAGGGGAGGATGGTCCATGCCTTGGCTACCGCGTTCTTGGTGGCCATATCAGCTCAACGTCCGCGTGTAGCGAGCAGAGATGACCAAGTCAGCGCAACTCGAGTTGGCACTGATCGTGACGATGATCGTGCTGCCAGCAGCCACCACATTCGCAGAAGCCTGTGCTTGAGTCTGCAAGGTAGTGCTGACTGCATTTGCAGTACCACCAAACGGTGTCGAACCAATCTTGAAGGTAGCGGTACAGGTACCGATACCGCACTTCGTAGCCCACTCAGTGATCGTGATCGCGTAGTTCGGCGAACGAAGAACAATGGTGTAGTCGCCGTTTGCCAAGGCACCCACGATGCCTTTTTCAAAGCCAAAGACCTGGCTCTGAGTAGCCTTACCCGCAACCGTAGCCACAAGCGCCTCCAAGCGAGCGCTGAGCTTGCCGATGGCCCCCATGACTGTGTCAGTCGCAGTGACCACAGCGTTGGTTGCCAGGTCAATGCCAGTGAGAACCACAGCTCGAACACGGGCAACCGTGTGATACAGATTCGTCGACCCTTCGGTCAACGCATCCGTAGTACCCGGGGAAGGCACAAGCTGGATATAGGCCGAACCACTCCAGCGATATTGCAAGTTCGTTGCAAGGGTCACATAGATTTTTCCGGTGACCCCCGTGCCAGGAAGTGCGCCGAAGTTCGCAAACTCAAGCACGTCATCCACATAGCTGGGAAGCTGACTCGCAGGTACGGTACCTGCTGAATCCAGGGTAGCAACACCGTTGTTCGCGCCAAGCAAGGAGGAATCCACCTTGCCAGCCAAACCACTTGTCAAGGCTGCAGCTGCTGCAGCTGCGACCACTGCATCAGCAGCAGCTTGAGCTGTTGACACTGGCTTGTTTGCATCAGTCGTGTTGTTGACTTGCTCAAGACCAAGATCTGTCTTGATTTGGGTGATTTGTCCGCCCGAAGCATTGGCCTTGGCGCCAGTCGAGTCTTGAATTTGAATCGGCATGATTGTTTTCCTTTACGCGAGATTGATAAGACCGGCACCAACCAAATACAACGCGCCCGCGCCTTGGAGACTGATCGAACCAGTAGTCGGATTCAACGGATTCACTCCGCTCCCTGTGAAATCAAGGACCAGTACGCCATTGACCAAGGAAGCAGAAACCCCTGAACCACGAATATCGATACCGGTGATGGGGGTGTTGCTGAGCAAAACCCCATTGGTCAAAGCCTGTACTGCTGCTTTCCAGGAAGGGCCACCAATGGCGGCGTCCATTGCTGCAACCAGGTTTGCACCGGTCAAAGTAGCCGCACTTGCAGCAGCGGCTGTAGCACTTGCAGCAGCAGCCAACTCAGATGCTCGAGCGTTGGCTTTGGCTTCCATCACCGACAGGACGATTGCGTTTTCAAACGTCGCACCAGCAGGTGCAGTTCCGTCAACGATGATGTCTTGCAGACGCAAGGTCATGCCTGGCGCTGCTTCAGTAACCAGGAACTTGTAGGAAAGACCGGCTTCCGATTCCGTGTCCTGCACGGTCACGTAATAGAAAGTGGTGCTGGGCCACAGGCCCACAGTCACTTTGCCGTCAACGTCTGTGATGACTTTGATAGGGCGAGGCATAGCCACACCATCTGTCAAATCCGAGTAGGTGCTGTAGGCGAGCTGGATCTCCGCGGCCATATTGGCCAGCGGTTCCCCTGTGGGAAGAACGAAATGAAATTCAACCGGAGTCATTTAGAGATTCCCTTTCTCAGCCAGTCCAAATGGCGTCAGTCGAAACGAGGCGCCAGTTCGTACCATCGGTGTACATAAGCTTGGGAGTGGCTGTACGGTTGTCGACCGTTCCACCAGTCGTCAGGATCATCGCGATCGAATCAACCGATCGAGTGGAAGGCCGTCCGGAAAGGGCAGGCATACCAATGTTTCCGCGCGTCGCATTGCCGGAGAACATGCCGCCAAACCCGGAGCTGCTGAAACCGTTCACACCAGCGCCAGTATTCGAAACACCCCAGACACCGTAGCTGGAGTAGCTAGAGCCAAGTACTCCGTAGCTGGTACGGGAAGAACCCTGGACACCTACATTGGAGTAGCTGGTTCCAAAGACTGCAATTCGATTGCTACCTGATCCGCTCGCGTCTCCTGCTCCGCTTCCCGAACCAAATCGGCCAATGACTGTGTCCGAACCAACAGTTTGGATGCCGATTGAAGCAAGTTCGTCAATTACCCCGTCTCCACGATCACCAAAGAACCGCATCTCGTTAGTGTTCGTATCGAGTATCAGGTTTTCTCCATAAGGTACGACTGTCACACCTGCTGGGTGAGCAGAAGATATGGAGGTATTTGCTCCGGTAGGCCCAATACCGGTGAGCGTGTTTCCAGAAATACCTGTATAGAAAAACCAATCTCGATCAGCAGTGGCTTTGTCGATGATGACCGCGAACTGCCCGGGATCCCCCCCTTCCCCACCTCCTAAAGGAGGGGGAACAGCAGGAAAATCTGTGATGTTGTCTACCGTGATACTGGATGCCCCAGCAACAACAGCCGCAATCGAGAATGATCCCTTCATGATGAGGGACCCAGCCTGCATATTGCGTCCACGCAAGCTACCGGCGTTGATCTTATTTGCGTCCAACGTATTGATAACAGCGGAGTCGATATAGACCACCCCATCGACAACGATGAACGGCTTACGCTTGTTTGCGGCGGTCCGACCAATCCAGAACTTGTCAACATCAAACCCGGCTTCTACTGACGAACCATCGTTGTAGACGCCGAAACCACCAATCAACTTGGTGGTGCCGTCAGTTACTGAAACCTTGGCTGTGTACAAAGCACCGATCGCAGTGGCTTTGCCATCTACCGTGGTGATTGACGTGCTCAGGGAAGTCGCTGCTGAGGCCAGAGCCGAGTCAGCAGCTGACTCCACGGCGTCTACATGAGACGCCAATGAAGTAATGCGATCGCGCTCCGTGGTGATACTGGCGCTTAGAGTTGTTTGAGCCGCAGCCAAGTTGCTGGCTGTCTCTGCAACCACCGTATCTAACATCTCAGCCGTCACGCTGCCGGTCGCTGCGTCGATCTCTGCACGAAGGACGGTTGTTGCTGCTGCCAGGTTATCAGCGGCAGTGACTGCCACCAAATTGATGGACTCAGCCAATGCTGAATCTCCGTCAGCTCGACTGGTTTGTTCGTTGGCCAGGAAGGTCAGGGTTTCAGCAATCCCTGCATCCACATCAGCCATCGCCGCAGACAGGGTGGTCTCACCGTTTTCTCGGGATACCACTTCCCCTGCCAGAGCCAGGTCAAGAACTTGAATTCGATCCAGTTCGTTCTTCAGTGAAGTCGCCAGGAATCCAGAGTCAATGACCCCGGTAAGTCCTTCGATCACAGCTGCAATCGTAGATCTGGCGATGGCAGTGGCAGGCCCAATGAGCTCCCCCACAGTACCGTTCACCGAGACAATTCGAATCCAGTAGTAGTACCTGGTAGCGGAATCAAGCCTGTCAAAATAACGGTCTCCACCAGCATCAGCAACGAGTATTGCTGAGGTGAAGTCGGTGCTCAGGCTTCGGTAGACCTTGGTGTACGCCACCGCCTGGGGGTTTGTCGTGGGATAGGTCCACGAAACCTCGATGCCTCCGAGGGCAGATGTAGCAGACAGGGTCGAGTTATTGCTGGGGTCACCTGGTGCAGGTCCACCCCAACCACCAACCCCGCATGTATGTCCTGTTGCCATGCCGGGATTCTAACCAGATATTCAGATACCTCCTTCGACATACTCCCCAACCCAGAAAGTACCCATGAAAGCAATCTACGAAAACCATTATCTCAGCGACCGTGACGTAGCCAACTACGCCCGGCAATCCTTCGCCAAACTGGCTGAAAACTTCACTGAAGAACAGAACAACAACCTGATCAGATTCTTGGCTCGAGGTATGGCGAGCGGAGATTGGATGTCTCTGATCGAGAAGATGCTGGATCTCAACACTGAAGACAACGGATACGGGGCGCTGGACATCGAGAAAGCCAAAGAGCTTGCTGTCTATCTTCGAAACATTCCAGAGCACTGGGTGCCCTTTGGCCACCCTCAAATCACTCTGCGCATGCAGGCTCCGATCCCCATCCGGGTGCAGTGCTTCAAGCACAAGATCGGCTTCGTCGAGTCCGAGGAGTCGAGGCGCTACATCTCGACCAGGCCGGAGTACTTCATGCCCCCGTATTTCCGGGCCAAAGCAGCCAACGTAAAGCAGGGCAGCGGGGACAAACATACTCACTCTGACCACTGGATGTCGGAGTATCGACTGCATGTACTGGAGGCAATTCAGCTCTATGAACGGATGATCTTGAACGATGTGTGTCCTGAGCAAGCGAGATTTGTTCTCCCCCAAGGCTGTGAAGTCAACTGGGTATGGACTGGCTCGCTCTACGCGTACGCCAATTTCTACAACCAACGCAGTAACTCTCACGCCCAAAAGGAGATTCAGGAGTTGGCTTCGCAGGTGAACGAGATCATTTCCCCGCTTTATCCAGTTTCCTGGGCTGCGTTGACCCAAGGGGTTTACTGAGTATCTGGAGATACCAGTACACTCCGCTCCCCTGCAATACCTCCCGGAGAAGCCTCCGGCTTTCTCCCGGGAACCATACCCGCATACCCCACAGCCAGCCGATGAGTATCTGACGCTGGCTGTTTTCATTTCACCAGGAGAAAGTACCCTTATGCCGATCGCAGCTGCACTTCCCACCCCCCTTCAGGAATACGTCCATAAGAGCAGGTATGCCCGCTGGATCAACAGCGAACAGCGCCGTGAGCACTGGGACGAAACCGTCCGGCGCTACGTCACGTACTTCAGCAAGTACCCGCACTACCCCACTGAGGAGATCTACCAGTCGATCCTCAAGCTCGAAACCATGCCCAGCATGCGAGCGCTGATGACCGCTGGGCCTGCACTCGACCGTGACCCCATGGCCGGCTTCAACTGCAGCTTCGTGGCCATTGATCACGTGCGAGCCTTCGACGAGATCCTCTACATCCTGATGTGCGGCACCGGTGTCGGCTTCAGCGTGGAGCGTCAGTTTATCGCCAAGCTCCCGGTCATCGGAGCCAAGGTGGTGATCGGAACTGGTGGTGTGCTCGGCATCGAGACCGTTGACGCACTTGAGCCAATCGACCACACCATCGTGGTTCGTGACAGCAAGGGCGGCTGGGCAGGCGCCTTTAGAGAACTCCTGTCTCACCTGTTCACCGGCAAGATTCCCAAGTGGGACATGTCCAAAGTACGCCCAGCTGGGGCCAAGCTGAAGATCTTCGGTGGACGTGCTTCTGGTCCTCAGCCCTTGACTGACCTGTTCAAGTTCGCGATCGAAACCTTCAAAGGTGCTGTAGGCCGCAAGCTCACTTCGGTCGAATGCCATGACCTGGTTTGCAAGGTCGCTGAGATCGTTGTCGTAGGCGGCGTCCGCCGCTCTGCGCTGATCTCCCTGTCCAACCTCAGCGATGACCGCATGCGTGTCGCCAAGAGCGGGCAATGGTGGAACACCGATCCCCAACGTGCTCTGGCCAACAACAGCGCGGTCTACACCGAGCGTCCTCAAGCTGAGCTCTTCATGAAGGAATGGCTTGCCCTCATCGAATCGAAGAGCGGTGAGCGTGGCATCTTCAATCGCAACGCTGCCATCCAGAAAGCTGTGTCTGGTGGTCGACGCAAAGCAAACCAGATCGTCGGTACCAACCCTTGTGCGGAAATTACCCTGCGCAGCATGGGCCTCTGCAACTTGTCTGAGGTGGTGGTTCGTGCAAGCGACTCGCTACCTGAGCTCATGGACAAGGTTCGTATTGCAGTGATCACCGGGACCTACCAGTCTCTGCTCACCAACTTCCGTTACGTACGCGAAGGCTGGCGCCACAACCAAGAAGAAGAACGCCTCTTGGGCGTTTCAATGACTGGCATCATGGACCACAATGTCCTGGGTAATGTCAGCGAACTCGCGATGACCTGGCTCAACCAGCTTCGTGAACACGCCATCGCAGTCAACAAGGAGTGGGCCGAGAAGCTGGGTATCAACCAGTCGGTGGCCATCACTACCGTCAAGCCTTCGGGCACTGTGAGTCAGCTGGTCGATGCGGCCAGCGGCAAGCACGAACGTTACGCCGAGTTCTACGTGCGTACCGTCCGCGGCGACAACAAGGATCCCCTCACCCAGCTGATGCTGAGCCAAGGATTTCCTGCCGAGCCTGACGTGATGAAGCCTGACAGCACCACTGTCTTCAGCTTCCCGGTGAAAGCACCTGACGGTGCGATCTTCCGGAATGACCGAGGAGCGATCCAGCAGCTCGAGCACTACCTCATGTTCCAGCGTTGCTGGAGCGAACACAACGTGTCCAACACGATCTACGTGAAGGACCATGAATGGCTCGAGGTCGGTGCCTGGGTCTACAAGCACTTCGACTACCTGGCCGGTGTGAGCTTCTTGCCTCACAGCGATCACTCATACAAGCAAGCCCCGTACACGGAATGCTCTCAAGAAGAGTACGAGGCTCTCCTCGCCCGTATGCCCAGTTTCAACTGGGATGACTTGGCCAAGTTCGAACAGGACGACAGCACGGTCAGCGTACGCGAATTGGCTTGCGTTGCTGGCGTGTGCGAGATTCTCTAAGCAGTAATCGAAAGAAGCCCCTTCGGGGGCTTTTTCCGTTGGACATACAAAACAACAAGCCTCGTCAGGAAAACGAAGGCTGGTCCATCCAAGCAACCATCAATTCAAAGGGCTTGCCTTGACCCACACATGCAAATCTATCGGCTGTACGTTGGGAGTCGATACGAACCATGACTTCTGTGTTCTCTGCCAAAGCAGAGAACTGGAAGGTTTCTCTTCAACCCAACGCACTGAAAAACCTTCTGACGAATACAGGTCAGTAGGTGACCAAACAGAGATCGATGCCTTCGGCGTCTTGCAACTCTTTCAGGTCGAAGACCACTCCGGATGCCTCCAGCACGCAACCAGGAAGTTGCTGCTCTCAGGTCCGAGTGCTACCCGCTATCAGGACATCCTCGAAGCCAGGAACACCCTGACTCGTTGGCTCCAACTTCAACAGGAAACCACATGAAAGAACCACTGGGAATCTTTGGGCCAATGGCCTACGAAAGCACTGGCAACAAAGAATCCAATCCCAAAGACGCAGCAGCCACCGGCCGCATCCCTATGCACATGGTGCCTGACACCCTGATGCTGTTCGCAGCCATGGGCTTCGCTGAAGGCGACAGCAAGTACATCGCCTACAACTTTCGTGTTGCCGGCGTGCGTGTGTCGGTCTACGTGTCGGCTCTGCGCCGTCACCTGATGCGCTACTTCAACGGCGAGTGGGCAGACAAGAAGACCGGTGTTCCTCACCTGGCTTCGGTGGCTGCATGCACCGCAATCCTGATCGACGGTCACGTGGTCGGGAACATCGTCGATGACCGCCCTCCGGCAGTCGATCTCGATGATGAAATGGCTGAAGCCGAACGGATCATCGGCCGTGTCTATCGCTTGAACAAAGCGACACGTGATGCTGCCCCGGTCAAGGAGTACACGGCCAAGAGCACGGATACCGAGCTTCCACTGGCCATGCCTCACGAGGGTACTTGGAAGGTTCAACCATGACCCAAACCCGCATGCAGTCGTTGATCGAAGCACTGATGAACGTCGCCATCGGCTTCGGTATCAACTTCGCCTTCAACTTCGTGATCCTCCCGATCGTCGGTCTGCCCATGCCTTCGCTGCAGCAGAACTTCGTGATGGGGATCCTGTTCACGATCGTGTCAGTGGCCAGGTCCTACCTCATCCGTCGCTTCTTTAACTCCAAGTTGAAGGCGATGGCCGAGATGCTGTCCGAGAAGGTCGCCTGAGAACAAGCGCCCTCCGGGCGCTCTTACGCACAACTGAAAACACACCCATGACCCAGCAAGAACTGATGGCGCTGCTGCACTACGAACCGATGACCGGCATCTTCACTTGGAAAGTGCGGCCATCGAATCGAGTCAAGGTCGGAGACGTAGCCGGATACGCGAGTGGCGAGTACATCTTCATTCGCATCAAGGGAAAGCTGCACTACGCACACCGTCTGGCGATCCTTTATATGACAGGGGTCATGCCGCCCGAGCTAGTTGATCACGACAACCGCGTGAAGAGCGACAACCGTTGGGACAACCTGAAGGATGCGACACCCACACAAAACATGCAGAACACAGCGATGTCGAAGAACAACACATCTGGTGTGACTGGGGTGGGTTGGGACAAAGCCAAAAAGGCTTGGTGTGCATCCATCACTGTCAACTACAAAAAGCTATTTCTGGGGTACTTCGACGACATACCTGCTGCTACAGAAGTTCGCTTGGCAGCAGAACACCTACATGGATTTCACCCTAACCACGGAAAGCCAACATGACAACTCGCTTCATGAACGTCAGCGAAGTGCCACTGGCACTCGCTGTGTTCCTTGCGTCGGATTTTTATGATCACGACGACACACCGAACACCATCAACACCACCACGCTGCTGAAGCCCATCCGTCAGATCATCCTGCCGGGGCGTATGCCTGCTGGCGAAGGTCTCGTCTCGCTGCCCGACATGATGAGCAACCGCCTGGGCGCTGCTGTGCATGACGGGATCGAGCGTGCCTGGCTGGAGAACCATGGGGTTGCTCTGCAAGCCCTGGGGTATCCCCAACGGGTGATCGAACGCATTCGGATCAATCCGTCCAAACAGTTCATCGCAGATGCAGCTGCATGCGGTGACGACATCATCCCGATCTACCTCGAGCAACGTCTCAAGAAGAAGATCGGGAAGTGGACTGTCACCGGGAAGTTCGACTTCGTCGGTGAAGGGATCGTGCAGGACTTCAAGACCGCCTCGGTCTGGTCCTACCTGAACCAGGTCAACGCCACCAAGCAGACCCAGCAAGGCAGCATCTATCGCTGGCTTGACCCGGAGCTGATCACCGGTGACGAGATGCACATCCACCACATCTTCATGGACTGGAAGGCGGGAATGGTCAGGACCGATCCCAACTACCCGCCCCAACGCTTCAAGCGCCAGATCTTCCCGCTGCTGTCGGTTGCTGAAACCGAGCAGTTCATCCGCCGCAAGATCGCCCTGATCGAGCAGTACTGGGAAGCGCCCGAGGAAGAGATTCCTCATTGCGATGACGAAGACCTGTGGCGCAGCGAGCCGGTGTTCAAGTACTACAAGAACCCTGCCAACGCCACCAAGCCTGGCTCACGCAGCACCAAGAACTTCGAGACCATGCTCGAAGCCCGTACCCGTCAAGCGGAGGACGGTGGTGTCGGCGTCATCAAGGAAAAGCCAGGTGAGGTCACCGCCTGCAAGTACTGCTCAGCCTTCGCCATCTGCAGTCAGAAGGACTCCCTGATCGCTCAGGGTGAGCTGGTGATGTCGTGAGCATCAAACCCAAGCCAGAGATCAGCGACGCGGAGATCCACATGGACATGTTCCGTCTGGCTCGAGACGGTGGCTTCACGACTGCCGCGTCCCTCAAGAAGGGAATCCGTGAAGCCTTCCCCGACGAACCTCAAGAACGCCTGGACAGGATCCTGGCCGACATGGTTCGTCGAATGCTTTCCAACTGAACGAAAGGAACCAATGAAGACGTTTGAAGAAATGGAGTACCACCCGGCATCCGAGCGCCTGGTGCAGATCCTCTGCAGCAAGACGCAGAACAGCAACCCGCTGTTCTTCCGTGTGCTGGTGGGTTTCTACTTCAGCCAGATCGCATCAATGATGCGGACCACCATCGCTACGCATGACAGGGGGGACATCCCCGTGAACATGTACGCATTGAACCTGAGCACCTCTGGCTCGGGCAAGGGCTTCTCGACCAACATCATGGAGAACTCGGTCATCAACCTGTTCCGTTCGCGGTTCCTGGATGAGACCTTCCCCTTGCTGGCTGAACAGAACCTGCCCAAGCTGGCGCTCAAGCGAGCCAATCGCAAAAGCGTCGATCCGGATGAAGAGATCGTCCGTGTCCAGAAGGAGTTCGAACAACTGGGCAACCTGGTGTTCAGCTTTGACTCGGGTACCCCGGCTGCTGTGAAGCAGATGCGCCACAAGCTCCTGATGGCTGACGCTGGTTCGGTGAACCTGCAGATCGATGAGATCGGTAGCAACCTGGTCGGCAACATCGATGTGCTCAACACGTTCCTTGAGTTGTACGACATGGGCCGGATCAAGTCCAAGCTGATCAAGAACACCTCCGAGAACATCCGCAACGAGGAAATCAACGGCCAAACCCCCACAAACATGATGCTGTTTGGTACGCCGGCGAAGCTGCTCAACGGCAGCAAGACGGAAGAAGAGCTCTACAGCATGCTGGAGACGGGCTACGCACGTCGATGCTTCTTCGGCTACAGCCGGGCCTCCAACAAGGCTCAGGACCTGACGCCGGAGGAGGTCTACACGATGTTGACAAACCAGGACAGCGACGCCTACCTGAGCGAGATCTCGGACAAACTCGAAGGCCTGGCAGACATCATCAACGTCAACAAGAAGCTGGTGATGAGCAAGGACACGAGCCTAATCCTCATCGAGTACCGGCTGAAGTGCGAGCGTGAAGCCGAGCAGTACCCGGAGCACGAGGACATCAAGAAGGCCGAGATCTCCCATCGGTACTTCAAGGCCCTCAAGCTGGCTGGTGCCTATGCCTTCGTGGACGACTCACCTGAGTTGACCACGGAGCACCTCTACCAGGCTATCAAGCTGGCTGAGGAATCGGGTACGGCATTCAACCGTCTGCTGACGCGGGACCGGAACTACGTGAAGCTGGCCAAGTACATCGCCACCGTGAAGCGTGACATTACGCAAGCGGACCTGGTCGAGGACTTGCCCTTCTATCGCGGAGCCACAGGACAGAAGCAGGAGATGTTGAGCCTGGCTACAGCCTACGGCTACAAGAACAACATCATCATCAAGAAGTCGTTCTCGGACGGCATCGAGTTCTTGCGTGGGGAAACCCTCAAAGAAACCGATCTCTCGAAGATGGTGATCTCGTATAGCGATGACATTGCCACCGGCTACCGAAACGAGACCCCAGCGTTCGATCAGCTCCACAAGCTGACGCAAGCCGCTGGCATGCACTGGGTGGCCCATCATCTGAATGGTGGTCACCGCAACGAGGAGAACTGCATTCCTGGCTTCAACCTGGCCGTGATCGATGTCGATGGTGGAGTGAACATCAGCACAGCCAAGCTGCTGCTGAAGAACTACAAGTTCCTGCTCTACACGACGAAACGTCACACCGAGGAAGAACATCGCTTCCGGATGGTCCTGCCCATCAACTACGAGCTGGCGATGGATGCCAAGGACTACAAGGAGTTCATGTCCAACATCTACGACTGGCTCCCGTTCGAGGTGGACACAGCCACCAACCAGCGTGCTCGCAAGTGGATGTCCAACAACGGACACTTTGAGTACAACGAAGGTGAACTGCTCGACGCCTTGCCCTTCATCCCGAAGACCAGCAAGAACGAAGAGCGGAAGATGCTCATGGACTCGCAGCAGTCCATGGACAACCTCGAGCGCTGGGTCATCAACAACATTGGCGATGGGAATCGCAACAACATGTTGTTGAGGTACGGAATGATTCTGCTGGATGGTGGCTTCGACTTCGAAGCAATCCGTTCGAAGGTGATCGAGTTGAACAACAAGATCGCCGACAAGCTGGAAGAGTCCGAGATCATGAGCACCATCATGATTACCGTCGCCAAGACGATCGCCAAGCGATAAGAGACAGGCGAGCTCCGCTCGCTTCTCCGACAAACCAAGGAAGGCCTCCTGCTTCGTGCGGGGGCCTTTCCAATTTCTGAAAAGGAAACCATGTCCTCAGTCAACGACCACCTGGTCCTGTTGGGAGGCAAGTCAGCCACCGGCAAGTCAGCATCCCTCATGGGTCTCAAGAACCCGGAAGGCGTGCTGTACCTGAACTGCGAAGCTGGCAAGCGCCTCCCCTTCAAGGCCAAGTTCATCCAGAAGACAGTCACTGATCCTCTGCAGATCTACGAGGCATTCGACTGGGCCGAGAGCCAGGCACAGATCCACACCATCGTGGTGGACAGCCTGACGTACCTGCTCGACATGTACGAGTCGATGTACGTCTACGGCAGCAGCGATGGCCAGAAGGCCTGGGGAGATTTCTTCCAGTACTTCAAGGGCCTGATGCAGCAAAAAGTCGCTGCTTCAACAAAGCGCGTCATCTTCACCGCTCACACGGTCGACCAGATCAACAACACCGAGATGGTGATGGAGACCAAGGTACCCGTGAAAGGCGCCACCAAGAACAACGGTATCGAGAGTTACTTCTCGGTCGTCATTGCTTCGAAGAAGGTGTCCCTCAAGGCACTCGAAGGCTACAAGTCTTCGCTGCTGACGATCACGCCTGAAGAGGAAGCACTTGGCTTCAAGTACGTCTTCCAGACCAAGATCACCAAGGACACGGTGAACGAACGTCTGCGTGGACCCATGGGGTTGTTCGATACGAAGGAGACCTTCATCGACAACAACATCCAGCTCGTGCTCGACCGTCTCAAAGAGTACTACGCCTGACCCGTTCGGGGGCAGTGACGCTGAGGGCTGATAGATGAAGCCCAAGGCCAGGAGAGCGTTGCCTCCGTGCTGCCCCCACCCCTGCTAGACCC